CGCCAAAATTGCTTTTATCAAATCTTTATGTATCATTTATTGTATCTTTTATGTATCACTCGCCCCACAGCTGCGCCTCCCACGCGCGACGCTTTACAAGGCCCGATAAAACTTTATCGCCCGAATGCACCCACTTTTTTATCTCAGCCTGTACGCGCGCGACATCTGCACGCTGATTAACAAGCACGAGGAGCGTAGAGCCGCGGAATTTCGCTGCACCAAGATTAAATACAAAGTCGGTCAGCGCATCGACTTGGCCTTGTGTCAAAGGCACTTTAACAAGTGACCTAACAACCGCGTGCGCCTCGTCAAGGTCCTTAATCAAAAGTTTTTCCGCCTCCGCATTTGTGATCGTCATCTTCGGAGGCGCGCCATAATGGCCGAATCCTATTGTCCAGAGTTTCTCCGTACTGACAGGCTTATAAGAGGTCAGCCTTAACCCCTCAAAAGCCTGCACCTTCAAAAACAATCTATCGCTATACTTTTTCATCTTCTGTTAAATTACTACTCTTTAGATAATCTTTCAAAAAAGGAATTTTATCCACCGCCTTAAGCGTCAGTACATAGTACACAAAGCCTGCGACACGATACATAGGGGTATCGGGTATCAACATGATTTTCCAGTTTCGCACGATATTAGTAGAGTAAAACCAAATAGCCACACCGCACAAAGCCTTGACAACCCCCAGCGTTTCATCCCCTGCGTGGAGGAAATAACCCGTGATAAAAATTGCCGAAGTCATCACAAAAAATAACGTGCAATGATAAAAAAATACCATCGACTTCTTAAAGTCCCATTTTTCTCCGTGCTTCAGTCCTGCAATGAGGCCAAATATGTAATTAACGCCAAAAACGATCAGCATCGAAAACATAAAATCGCGCATCGGAAAAAATAGGCTTAACATTCCGCTGATGAGGCTGCAAATCACAAACTTAAACTGTTCTAAATAATTCATTTTTTTACAAGTATTTATGAAGCCACGTGGGCAAAAACCATTTATCAACAGGAGGTTCAAAAGGTTTGGCGGTCGGGGTGGCCGTCAGCATTGGCTCTGAGAGTGTTAAAAAAGGATTCTCATTTTTTAGCGTCTTTAACCTAATGCGGTAAAAGCCGTAGACGTAAAGCACGACGGAGGTCTCGCCAGTCTGCAAATTATCGCAATGAATATACCCGTTTTCGTCGGGTATGCAAGTTTTTACCCCATTAGGCCAAACAAAACTTTTAGCGCGGGTATTAGTATAGACATCAATCAGTACACCGTGCTTTTTTACGACATCGACGCCATTAACGAGACCGCCTGTAATTTTCGCTGAAAAAGAGAGCCGACGGCCGCGCAAATAAGCGGGTATATCAAAAGTAGCTAAAGCGTATTCTCTGTTTGTCACAGACGCCACGCTACTTAATAAATTTTGTTCATAGCAGTTGTACAGCAGCTCTTTATCTCCTTTATCTATAGGCACAGCAGTAAAGGCCTTATCATTCGCCGAAGTGTAAAATTTACCCTCCACTAAATCATACAAGCCAGCGACTTTCTCGGGGTTGAGACAAGGCACAAAATCGCGCTTCATGTCGAGAAAAATCTCGCCTTGTGCGGCAAACCCCGCCCCATAGATTTTGCAGCTCGTCAACCGTGTTTCTGCGGGAGCGATAAAAGCAGCCGTCCCGTCATGATTGCACGCAAAAAGATACAGCGGCAAATTGAGGGCAACATTCTGCGCGGCCGTGCCGCTAACTTTTGTGCCATCGACTTCACCTGCTTGAGCGTCTGCGCGTAAATCAACGGTAACATTTGATTCGCCGCCCCCATTGTCTTTGATAGGAGCAAGCGCACCGTAAACGTACTGATACTTACCAGCAACGACGGAGGCAAGAGATAGCCACGTATCGCCTTTACGTGCGGCAAGTAGACTATATTCGCCAGCACTCGGAGCGGTAAACGTACCTTGCATCTTTAGAGGTGCGTCGCCCATTACGCCTGTATCAATGTAGCCGCCATTGCTCTGTAAGTACTTGCAAGGCGTGTACCCCTGCGGTAGGGGCGTTAAAATGTATTTATCTAGCACATCCGCGCTCAAGCCGTCTAGCTTTGCTTTGTCAGCCGCGGACATGAGGCCAGGCGTGTTCGTGTTTGCTAGCCCTATATTAGGCAAACCGAACCACGCGTCACCGCGCGTCTTAATACTCAGCTGCACGCCTGTAGAGTCCTTATCCACGCGCACCCCGCTAATTTTTTCCTCTAGCGCGGATTCTACGGCATCAATGCGCGTGGCTAGGGAAGTAACGTCAGAAGTATTTGATTTGCCGCTAACATCTTCGCGGATTTCATCTATATCTTCGGTAATATTATTCACGTCTTGTCGCAAACCGTCTAAAACCGCGGTTTTCTTTTGTAACTCTGTTAAGGCGACACTAGTGGCCTCACCTGCTGACTTGATAACTTCTACTTCGCTAAAATTATCATTGGCCGTTTCTATCGCTGCGTTAATACCTTCACTTACATCCTGGTGCGTCGTGACATCGGGCGTAATAACTAGTTTCTTTAATTCTTTCATTTCGGTTTATATATCATGATATTTCACAAAAACTTCCCCAGGATGCCATAAATGTGACGCCTGCCAAAAGTGAGAGCATAAATCGCCAAAATCAGGAGGCCCGAATTTCAACGGCCCTACTCCTTGGAATGATATGGATACAACAACATTATCATCTACATTTGCAACCTCAGAATAACTTGTAACAAAACCGCGACCGTGCCAGCAGTGGCGCAAATCGGGGACAAAACCGCCATCGGGGCGGCCTCGTAAACTTTTCGGGGTCGTACTCCATAATAAGCGCAATTCATCTGGACTCCTTTTTACTAATTCTTGTAAATCAAAAAAATCTCCGTCTTTCGTCCGCATCTCTAACGTGAGAAAATAATCAGAAGACAAAGCCCAAGACATTTTCCCCATACTGTAATCGCGCCATTCAAAGTCGCTTGTTGTCATCGTCTCAATAGCTTCACGCGACAAAGATAGGGTACAGCTTCGCGCACACCCAGCAGCCATCCATGAGCCTAAAACATTTACAAAAAGCATCAAATTTTTACCTTTTATCGCCTCCATATATACAAGTAAAATAAAGTTGCATTAATTAGCGCCGACAATCTCATCCAAAATATATTGCATCGAGCCGGAGAAGTAATCAACGCTTACAGCCGTCTGAATTAGCGCCGTATGGACGTTAGGTAAGGATAGACGCCCCGCCCTAAAAATATCAGCACCTCCACGCACTGTAACACGATAGCGCCGACGCGTAGTGCCATAGTATTCAGATAAAGAGGATAACTGCCAACGCTCTAAAATATCGGTCTCACCATCGCGCATAATATCTGTAACTTCGCCAGCATAATTCTGCCCAAAAAAAAGGGTTGAATATCCGCGGTCGGCTCTATTCTCACAGGTGCCAAGTAATAAATTTAAGGTACAAGCATCATCGTCCCCTTCTAAGCGGCGTAATAACGTTTTAGTGCCTTTTTCTGCTTTTTTTGCTGACCGGCCAAAATCTAATTCGATCTTATTAGCGTATTCGTACTTAAAACTTAGATCAGTAAACAGCACATGCCAAAGGTCTAAACCTCTCCGTAATTTTTCGGGTTCACCGTCTAAATACAAATACAATTCAACGTCACCGCTCAAGCCTGCGGGACAATCAAAATAAAAGCCTCCACGGTTTGATAAATACCGCATATTAATTTCTTCATAGATAAAAGAGTTATCTGTATCAAAACTGCTTTCTTCTCCACAAGAATTTCCACGATGCCAACAGAACAGCTCGCCCGCGGTACTATCTTTTTCGCTCGGAATATCGGCCTTTATATTTTCTCTCCTATTTAGGTTAAAAACACATGCGCCAGGATAATCGTGTGTCTCGCTACTTTCTGAAGGGAAATCCTTACGCCAAGAAGAAGTAAAAATCCCGAAATTTTCTTCAGAATGGAAGTATTTTTCACCAACGCGCAAAACCGCATAAACCCTCACTCCCGCAAAAAGTGGAGTAATCTCTCGTTCTTTATTATGAAACGCATACAAATTAAAATTCAAGAGGAAGCCGCCACCATCGGAAATAAATTTATTCTGCCCACGAAAACACATAATCGGAACATGGGAAGAAAGGAAGGCACTATGATCGTCACGCGGCCCGCCTTCGTCTTCCCACATATTAACTAATACACCGCTTTTCCATTCGGCACTATTATTCCACCCTAAAGAGATAAAATTACCTCCATGGTCTTTTCTCTCATACTGATAGTGGGCAATCTTGACAGGGACGGCACCGCAATAACGCGCCCAACGCGCATCATAATTACCTTCAAAATCGGAATAAAATGGATTATGCGGCAAATCTGGATGTGAAAGTATAAAAGCACCGCTCTTTGCTAAATCGGACACGCGAACGCGGTCGCGGCCATGGTAACAAAATGTTTCTATCGTGCCGGTGTCGTTCTCGTCTGAGAAAAATTTGCGGACTTCTTCTGTTCTCATATAACGATCGCAAGCAATCGTATCCTCCCTATTTTTTCCGTATGGAGGGAAAAAGGTATTAAAGCCGACAAGGGGAAAGTCGTCAATATCAAATTGTGCTACATCGATATTCTCTGACTTTGCCAAATCAACAACAACTTCAACGCCTTTACGACCAGGCAAAAAACTAACAGTATCCTCCGTCGTCAAAAAATCTTCTACAACAAAATTCTTTTCGGACAAATCAACAATATTAACCCCATCAAAGGTCGAAGTGGGGGAAATACCTAAAATTTCATCTAATGATAAACGGACGTAACGTTCGCAACCTGGACGAGTGACCCACAACGCGCCGCCTACTTCGCGCATCGTGTAGCCAAAAATATTCATTATCGCGTCAATCACAGTGCCTGCGTCTAGCATCGGTTTACGTGACTGCAAAGTATCGGTTTCTGCTAGCTCTTTATTTATAAAACGATAACGATTCACGCTAAGCCCCAGAACACTCGCCCCAGAACGAGTCGCTCCAATACAATAAGAATCTTGTGGCCAAAATATAGGAGTATCTGAATCAAAACCGCAAAGCAATAAGGATTCATTAAGCAAAGAGCCTAAAGTCTCAAAATCAAAAGAATCACTACTTTTTAAATAAAAACTCTTAGATGAATCTAAACAACCACATAACGATAACTTTACAGTTTCTAACACGCCAGGCCAGCTCATTTCGTAGCTACCAGGACGGACGTAACCCCGCCACTCTATCTCCTCCGTCTCCTCCTTTACACGTACAAGTTCAAAAGGCATATCGTGAGCAGAAGAAGCGGGGAACTTATCCAACATATCTGGACTTTTTACTAAACATGTAAAAACACCTGTAAAACTCCGCCTACCGACTTCAAAAATTCCTTCCCTATCATCTTCGCTAATGCTCAATCCTGTTAAAGTCAATGATACCTTTTTGTCGTCTTTTTGCCCTTCTTTACCTATTCTAAAAACGCGCTTCAAACCATCAGCACCGTAAAAAATACTTTCGTAAGCTACTTTACACTTCATAAACGTTTTCCACTCCTGCGCATATAATTACTCAAACTCATAAACAAATCTTCACCACGCACTGACACACTATCAAGGGAGACACGCGCTTCGCCTCCTCCGTCCATCATAGCCAAAGCTGATTGAGTTTGGCGACGTGTTAATATCGTTTCGCCAGAATTAACGCGGGCAAGCAATCTATCCCCCGAATAGCTGGAGCCAGGGACAACGCCGCCTTCAGCAGCGGCCAACACGGCGGCACTACCTAAAACCTTAACAATATC